GTGGTGATTGACGCGCTCAAGGCGGCCTGGCAGATGCTCGACCTCAAGCAGATCGGCGCGGGGGTCAAGGATCCGGAGGGCGTGGAGACGGGCGAAGTGATGGAGTAAAGGGGGAGACGCGATGGCGCACGACTTCCAGCGGTTTGCAGCGCGGAAGTATTCTCAGGACGATTTAGACCGGCTGACGGATGAGGAGGTGCAGGTGCTGCTTCTGCGGCGAAAACACAGCCCCGTCAGCGTAGCCCAACAGCTTCATATGTCCGTGGAGACAGTGCACCACCGGCAGAGATCCATCCGATCCAAGCTGGAATGACACAAACCACACAGAACACAAGCAGGAACATTACACGTTCCTGCTCTTTTTTTATGCGAAAATTTGTCTGTAAGGAGGCGATACCGATGTTTGGCAACCAGCAGCCCCTCTACGGCAATCCTTATCCGACACGCTACCCGCAGGCACCGGCGCAGCAGTATTACGCCCCGATGGCCCCGATTCCCCAGCAGCAGGGCCCGGGCCTGATCCAAGTCACCGGCATGGAAGGCGCAAAGGCGTATCCTCTGGCACCGGCCAGCACCGCAGCGCTCTTTGACTCTGACCGAGATGTGTTCTACCTCAAAAAAACGGACGCGGGCGGCTATCCGACCATCCAGGCGTTCCAGTTTGCGCCCTTGCAGGAAGCGGCGCAGGCACCGACTCCCGAGTATGTGACCCGGGAAGAGTTCAATCGACTGAAGGAGATGATTGAGAATGGCATCCAGCCTGTTCGGACAGAATCAAACGCCTGACACCATGCGCACGCTGATGCAGGCCGCCAGGGCCGGGAAGCGCCCTCAGGACGTGCTCCCGCAGCTGGCCAAAACCGATCCCACGGTGATGCAGGCGATGCAGATCATATCCGGCAATGCGCCCCAGGCCGTCACTGGGATCATCCAAAACCTTGCCGCCAAACGCGGCGTGACCATCCCCCAGCTGATGCAAAGGCTGGGCCTCAAGTAAGGTGCCCGGGCGAGTGCACGCGCCCTGCACATACATTTTCTTCATAACTGACTTTAACCGACTTTAATGAAAGGAGAATCCTATGGACGAGAATTTTGCGATGGGTTATGCGATGGGCCAGGACTCCGGCGGCTCCAACAGCGGTGACGGCTGGTTCGGCGGCGGCTCCGGCGGCTGGCTGGGCATCCTCCTGCTGATCGCTCTTCTGGGCGGCGGCCTGGGCTGGGGCGGCGGCTTTGGCGGCTTTGGCGGCGGCGCTGGCCTACAGGGCATGGTGACCCGCGCGGACATCAATGAGGGCTTTGCGCTCAACAACATCACCAGCGGCATCACCGCTATCCAGCAGGGCATCTGTGATGCTACCTACGCGCTGACCAATGCCATCAACAGCGGCTTCAACGCCACCCAGATGGGCATGATGCAGGGCTTCAACGGCGTGGAGCGCGGCTTCTGCGACCTCTCTCATCAGCTGTCTGACTGCTGCTGCGAGAACCGTCAGGCCATCGCCCAGGTGCGCTATGACATGGCGAACCAGACCCGCGACATCATCGAGGGCCAGAACGCCAGCACCCGCGCGATCCTGGACTTCCTGACTCAGGACAAGATCAGCACCCTGACTGCGGAGAATCAGGCGCTCAAATTCCAGGCCAGCCAGTCTGCCCAGAACGCCTTCATCACCGCCAATCAGGAGGCCCAGACCGCGACCCTTCTGCGTCGCCTGGGCGCTGACTGCCCGACCCCCGCGTATCTGGTGCAGCCTCCCACCCCGATCAACTTCCCTCTCAACGCCTGCGGTCAGGTGCAGTTCGGCGGCGGCTACACCACCTGCAACCAGTACAGCTAAATTCACACCGGGAATGTTTGGCGCTCCGCCATTCCCCACTACAGACCCAAGGGGCGGAGAGCATCCGCCCCTGATTTCATGAAAGGAGATAATGATTATGATCAACGCATTTATCACTACGCCCCTTGTGGTGGCCGCCGGCGCTCGTGTACCCTTTTCCGGCCATCGCGCCCAGACCCGTTCCTCCTGCCACTGCAATGGCGGCTGGCTCAACCATGAGGACGGCAGCGCACAGTTTCTCATTTCCCGCCCCGGCATTTACATGGTCAGCGTCGGCGCTCAGGTGACTTCTGACACGGCGGCCACGGATGCGACCCTGGCGCTCACTGTCAACGGTGAGGCGCTGGCTGGAACCACCATGGCACAGACCATCACGGCTGCGGCGGATGTGGGCCAGCTGGCGACCACGGCGCTGCTGACGGTTCCCTGCGGCGCGTCCGTTACGGTGGGCCTGGCGAACACCGGCGACACCGAAATCACCGTCAACGAGGCCAGCTTTGTGCTGACCCGGGTAGCGTAAGGAGGTGGTGATATGGCAAAGATGACCACGGGCATGCGCATGCTGGCGATGACCAAGGCTGACGGTAACGGCGGGAATCGGAAGGAAGACAACCGTATGGAGGGCAGCGGCGGCATGCAGATGGGTGGATACGGCCAGATGGGCGACATGCCTGAAATGCGCCGACGCAGGGACTCGCGCGGACGGTATATGGAGGGAGGCAATAGCGCTCAGTCCAAATACTATCCTGGCGGTACTCCTCCCTATGTGGACGGCAACGAAATGCGAGGCCCTCGCATGTATGAGGAAAGCCCCCTCAACGGCGTGGATACGCAGCATCAGCCGTATACCCATCACTCAGAACGCGATCCTCTGTCCACCGAAGAGCCCGGCCGAGCAAACGGTCAAACTGCACGAATGGGCGGTGAAGGTTATGTGAATTGGAACCGCATGTCCATGAACGGCGGTAGCACTTCCAATCGGATGCAGGAAGGTAATATCACCAGCATGCATGACTATGAGCGTCAGCGTAATGGCGGTCATGAAAAGCAGCGCATGATTGGCTTCCAGCAGAATGATGAAGACAAGGAAGAACTTCGCATGAACCGCGAAAAGGCAGAAAAATGGGTGGGCAAAATGAAGAACATCCAGATTCGTATGCCTTACGAGGAAGTGCAGCGTCGGGCGGTCAACTATGGCATCCCGACGGAAAAAATTCCTGAGTTCTATGCAGCCTTCAATATGATGCAGTCTGACTATGGCATGGTAGCGAAAGAGTTTGGCGTAAGCAAGGTTGACTTTTACGCTGCGATGGCAAAAGCCTGGATTGATGATGAGGATGCTGTGGAGAACAAGACGGCGCTGTATGAGATGTGCATCGTGAAGCCCCATTGAATGTGTAACCAATGAATGTAGCCAAACATGTAGCCGATTTTGTAGCCAATAAAACAACAAAAGAAGCAAAATACAGCAAATTAACACCAATGACGAAATGAACGGCAAACAAGAGAAAGCCCTTGAAACTCAACGGTTTCAAGGGCTTTTGTGAGTCGAAGTGGCGGGATTCGAACCCGCGGCCTTTTGGTCCCGAACCAAACGGCAAATGAAGCAACACAAGGGTTTGAGGGCTTGATGTAACCAATATGTAACCATCAAATTTGGTCTGTGATGGCACGAATGGATGCGTAATCGGCGGACTGATAATACTTTGTCATGGAAGCATCTGCGTGGCCGATAAGCGCGGCCTTGTCTGTGTCGCTGCCTTGCACGGCCTTCATAAGGTTGGCGAAAGTGTGACGGCAGGAGTAGGGCACACGGTTGTCAATGCGCAGGGCCAGCATCAGGGGCTCGAAAGCTTGCCGACGGAACTGCTCATCGTTCATGGGGTTATCGGTGCCATGCTTTGGGAAGAGGTAGTCGCCGTCTGTTGCTGCCAACCTCTGAATAATCGGGAGAATCTTTGGGCTGATGGTTACTATGCGGTCTGTGCCAGCTTTTGTTTTTCCACCGCCGACGAGGCACTGGTTCTCTGCATCAAAAGCGGATTTTCGGAGTTTCAGCATTTCGCCAGGCCGAAATCCTGTGTAAATCATGCAGTACACATAGTCGGCGTATGGCATAACACCGACGGCCTGGCGGATAGTTTCGATCTCCTGGGTGGTAAACGCGTCACGAGTGCCTTTTTTGAGGCTGCCGCAGTAGAGGTGTTCAGCGGGGTTGCTGCCTACAATGCCGTTTTGTATGGCGAACTTGAAAACCAGTGAACAGACGGTTCGCATGTTGTTTCGTGTACTGCGGCCACGATCACATTCGTCCAGGCAATGCTGGAGCTCTGCCAATTTCAATTCGCTCAGTGTGCGGTGGTGCAGTTCGGCAAAATGACCGAAGGCAGCCACATAACTCTCCATGGTAGAGTCAGAAACACGCGGAGAGTAGAATTCCCGCCAGCGCTCATATACCTCATAGAAAGACTCGGTAGACTTGGGAGCGTAGGGGTTCTCCATCAGAGTGATGCAATACATCAAAGCTTCGGTCTTGCTCTTGAATCCGCCCTTTGTGACGCGCTTGGGGATGTGCTTTCCGTTTTTGTCCACAGTATACCCAATCGTAGCTCTTGCAGTCCAAGTGCTGCCACGCTTGTAGGCATTCCCCGTGCCGGACGAGCGTTTTTTTGTAGATCGGCTTCCACTGCTGGTTGCGATCTGCTTCTTCCCGCAGTATGGGCACCAGATGAAATCTGGCTGGAGGTCTTTTTTGCATTTGATGCAGGGCATGAGATCACCTCGGGATATACTTATAACAATCAATTTTCGCGAATATTTACGCTTAGTTCATGGTCTATTTGTTTTAATTCGTCTTGAGTCATCCATTTGTTTTCAACTGCCAGCTTTAGCATTGCACTATGAACACGACGCATCTTGGGGCCACTTGTGACGGGATTCAACAAGCCCCCATATGAATAAGCACCGCTGGACAAAAGACGGAAACAAGCATCTTGGATCAATACACATGCAATTCGAATATAGTCAGTATCGTAGTCTTTCCAAGAACTTATTTCTTCCCGTGCTGCCTGAATTCTGGGCTTTACCGCCTTGCATATGTCGGGTTTGGCACTTGGCCCCATATGAAGGTGTTCTGCTTCAGCGCTATCAATCAAGCCGTCAATGATGTTTTCTAAACGTTTCTTGTTTTTTATCCACGCTAAATACCCCATAGGAACCTCCTTATGGTCACTATGAATAACTGATTATTTGTAACCATTCATCCGGCGAACCTTGTTGACATGCTGAGTGTCACCCACGCATTTGGAACATGGATCGTAATTTTCAATATATCCATAGTTTCTTGTTATGATAGTATTTTGGCTTTTCAAAAGTGTGTAACACATAGTTGTTGAATGATAAGTAGTCGTCTTTTCGTTTGCAAAATACACGAAGGTTTTTATCGATGGATACTCTACAAGCGATTGTTCATAAGAAGTAAGCGTATCAAAAACTATTCCGTCGCCATGAAAACTTTGAAGTCTCCCCCACACTCGATCGTAATAATCAACATATACATCGGGGTATTGGTAGTTTTTATTTATGTATCCCCATGTCATTGGGTAGTTTTTCTTATAGTATTTCGCATTATTAGTTGGTTCTTTTTGCTCAGGCGCAGAGGCAATGGATGCTGAATAACTTGCTTCTTGCTCTTGCTTGATGGGATTACCACTAAAATAGGAATCTCCGAACACAACTAAACCAATAACTATCGGCACAAGAAAGACACTGATGACAAAAGCCAAAGTCCGCCCTGTCTTTTTTTCCATCTGTTTGAGTTCAGGTTCTGCCTTTTCAATTTCTTCCTTTATTTGAACATTTTCTTCTGACTTTTTGTCAGACATCATAAGTTTACTCAACCAGAAAGAAACACCAACTGCAACCCAGACAACAAGTCCACCGTCAATATGGAGAACACCTTTCAAAAGAAACTCATACAAAAAGGCATAAATCAAGCCTGTTACTATGACACGTTTCATATTCACACCACCGCATCCGAAAACAGCGCTGCAAAGAACGCTAAAAGCATCAGAAACAACAGCGCCAGCATTCCCCAGAACACATTATGCTGCTTCTCGTCCAGACGATCTGCTCGTTTTGTCTGCTTGTCCAGCTCTTTCTGGAGTTCGGATCGCTCGCTGCGCATGATGGTCACCTGAGACTTGAGATATTCCACTGACCGCTCATAGGTTTCGTCGCGCTTTTGGAGCGCCTGGTTGTGATGATTCTGGAGCATGGCAAGCTGGCCGCGCAAGGACTCCACGCGCTCGTCACACTGCTGCAGAATGCGCTTCTCGCGTTCTGCATAGACCGTTTCAATGGCTTGCAACTCGTTTCTCACGTCTGCAACAAGGGGGCAAGAATGGGATTTATCCTCGCCTACGATTTCCTTCCAATCTTTGCCGCGTTCAAAATAGGCAATGAGCTGGTCAAGAGTGTACATGGTTGCTTGACGCTTGGAAACCAGGCGGGAAATGGTCGATTTGCTCAGATTACAGGCGTCTGCTATCGTTTCATAGGATTTCCCAGAATTTTCGACTAATGTAATCACATAATCCATGGCCTTTTCGCTGATCACGGAAGACTCCTTTCATGTTTCAGCATCGTGTGCAAAAGTGAAACGGAATTGACTATTGCTGAAACGCGCGTTTTATTGTATGCTCTGCCCATCAAAAGCAAAGGAGGGAACCCGGATGGATGACCATCATCCAACACGCCCGCATTCACGAACAGAAAGAAAAACCGTTTTCGCAGATGAGCGCTGGAAACATCATATAACCACAATACCACACGATATAAAAGAATACAATGCCATTTCTGGCATTTCATATAAAAGAACGGAGGAAAAGCATGAATATTGAGCAGCGCGAGGACATCATCAGCAGCCTGGTACTCCTGAACGGCCCGGAAATGGACGCAGTGGAGATTATGATCAAGCAGATGCTGGACACCCGAGGAACTTCCAGACATGACCAGATTGTCTATTGCCATAGAGAACATAAGTTTGTATAATGGTGGCAGCCGGGGCCATACGGCATGACCTGTAAAGGAGAATATGTAGAATGGAAGCGAAAGAAGATGCCGACCGGGCCAGTATTGAAAAGGAAATTATCTACTGCCTGAGATTCCTCGACCTGAAGAGCCTCATCCGGGTGATGCACTACATTCGCCGGATATGGTAAAAAGCAAAGAGCCGCTGATCACAAGTCAGCGGTTCTTTTTTGCGTCTATGACCTTGTGCAGCTCCGCCGACCAGGCATCCCACCACTCGTCCGGCATAGAAGCCAGACTGGTCATAATGGCCTGGGCCATGGGGTGAGCGCCCTTCATCAGCTCAGCCACCTCTTCGGCCAGGGTGTCTTTGGCGTTGGCAGGCACATAAGGGTTGCCCTCGCCGGTCTCCAACCACATGCGGCTGACGTTGAACTCCTGGCAGATCGCGCGGATGGTTCGCTCTGCAAGAACTTGAGTCTTTCCCGATTCCATATGAGCTACAGCACCGCCGGTAACGCCTATCCTTTCAGCAAAAGCTCTCATAGAAAGCTGCGCGTCAGCGCGGATTTTTTTTATTCGTTCGTTCATGGTACACCTCCTTTTCCTGCTTCATAATATCACATTTTGTTTAGCCAGTCAACATTTTTTCAAAAAAAGTATTGACAATGTTGAGTGAGTATGCTATTATGTTTACGAGCTAAACGCTCACTAAACAGAGAGGAGAGACAGTTTCTGCGAAAGGACTTATTTGAAAAGTGCCTTCAAGAAATCGACGATTGCTTGAAGATGCTCTACGCCGAGGGTAAGAGCAACGGTGAACGACGCTACTGCAAAATCATGGCGACGCTCCTGCTTTCGATCCTTGACAGCCTGGGCCTTGTCCGCAGTGTCCTTTTCTTCCTGGCGGGTGCGCTGTTCGCGCACATTCTTAGCGGCTTGTAAGGCCGCAAACCCAGAACGGGTGATGAAATGATCTCCAGATCGGATGTGAAGCCATCCGGCGGCATTGGCCTGATTGAGCATATCGATCTCTTCCGCAGAGGAAACGGCTCTGATATCAAACATGCCGATGTCGTTTGCAACGGCTTCCACCTTGCACAGATACGCATACATCTGATCGGTCACTTTCAACATCCTTTCTTCACCACGGTGTAAGGCGCGTCCGCGCTTCTTACATAGAGGTATCGCTTGGGTCGGGCCAGAGCAGCGCAGTGCAATGCGATTCTCAGCCTTTACATCAGGAAAGCAAGATAAAGGCGATCAGGACTGACGGCTCTTGTTGCGAGCGTCATTGAGTGCTTTTTCAGCCATGGCGTGAATGGCGCACCGGCCATCCACCCACCAGGAGCAAGCGCGAGAACATTCTACATAAATGGTCTCGGCACCGTTGTTCTTGGAAGCAAGCGGGCAGAAATGCAGTCAAGGACACCTCCTTTCCTGTAACCCGCCCAAGCGACGCCTCGATTCTACCATCCTTGCGCGGGAACGCACAAGGGAACACCGCCGGGGCGGCAGAGACCAAACGCATTTCAGTGCAATGCTTCTCATTTTCCATGAGTGAGTTACTTCCTCACTGCATGGTGCGGATGGCCGTTGCTATCAGAACGGACATCAGCGACTCGGATTGCGTAGTGGATACAGCATTTGCCGTCCACCCACCAAGCGCACTGGCTGTCGCAAGGAACGAGCGTCATCTCGATCCCGACACGCACAGAAGCGATGGGGCAAAACTTCATCGCGGACACCCCTTTCACCTTAGTGTCCGCCCCGGCGGCAACCTCATTCTACAAGAATCTACACCAGAACGACAAGAGAACTGGAGGGATATACATGGACTCCACCCACTCCCCGCACCTGAAGGACAAGAAGAAGCAGGATATCGCAGCGCTGATGGAGCTGTCCGAGGAAGAACGGCACGACTTGCTTCTCCTGGCAGCGGGCATGAACATTGCCAAGTCCCTGACCACAAAGAAAGAATAAGGAGGCGATTACCATAAACCCCACCAGTACCATTACCCTGATCAACCTGGTCAAGCTGCTTAACCGAGAAAAATCTGTCACCATTTGCTACAACGAAGAAAACAAACCGTTGGATGCCTGGGTGCTGGCTGCTTGCGAAAACATGACGGTCAAGAGTGTCGATATTGTTAATGACGGTTACCTGATTACCGTGGAGAAAGACGTCGGGCTTGGTTTGTTCCCGTTCTTAAACAATTTCAGAGCATAATCAAGGAGGTGTACCCATGGCCGCAAAAATCGTCTACACCCTCCCCGAGGTAGCGGAGTTGCCCGAGGAGTACCTGATTCCCGCGCAGGTGGCCGCGCTGCTGGGATGCGATCAGTATTCGATCAATCTTGCGGCGGGAACCCCCAAGGGGCGTGAGCTTCTGGGTTTCCCGGTGATCAAGGTAGGCCGCCGCGTGAAAATCCCCCGCAGGCCGTTCCTGAAATACATGGGCTGGGAAGGCCCGATTGCCTGACAAATCGTCAGGCACATGCGAGAGTAGTACAACGGCAGTGCCCCTGCTTCCCGCGCAGGACATGCGGGTTCGACTCCCGTCTCTCGCTCTCGCCGCGTCCGGCATAGCGCGGCGACGCCTCCTTTCTTTAGGGCTATAAGCCCGGCCGCTCTCCCGGTGGGGATCGGGATGCGGTGCTCTCCTCCGGATGGTCACGGCTAAGGAGAGCTTCCCATGCTGGCGTAGCTCAATCGGCAGAGCGGCTGTTTTGTAAGCAGCGGGTTACAGGTTCAAGTCCTGCCGCCAGCTCTTTCCCCTGCGTCCAATAAATTGAGAAAGGAAAAAGTTACTCAGTGCTCTTGGACGTCAGCGATGTGCCAATTTCGCAGGGGCAACGCTCATCCCTCACACGACAACAGAAGGAAGGTGAACCCATTGGGCTGATTCACGATCCCCGGACGGCCGCAAGGTTGCCCGGCGAGAGATTGTCGGACGCAAAACCTATTCCCCGGAAGGGTGCGCCGGGCGTCGGCAACAGTCCCCCGGAACAAGGCAAAGAACCTACGGCCACCGATAAAGGAGGACAACATGGAACGAGCAGCAAGCAAGTATGGCTACATGGATAGAATCCGAACCCCACACTGTGCGAACCCGCAGCCCATCATTCATCGCCGCCGTCACCAGCCTGAATGGGTGGACGGCACGAGGCTGTGCGGCAAGGAATACTGGAAGGCCATTGGCCTGGCAGTGTTGACCACGGCGCTTCTGTTCCTGGTCTGGTGGTATGGCGGCAAATAAAATACCCTGCTGGTGCTGGCACACCGGCAAGGCAGAACGAATCCCGATGAAAAGATTCACTTGCAGTATACCACCTCAAAGCATCACTGTAAAGTCTAATTGAGGAGGAAAAACAATGAAAACCATTCATATTCGCATACATTTTTTCGAGGAAGTCCTGGGCAGCGCGTCCTTCAACAAGGAATTGCATGATGATTTCATCGCCAGAAAGGCTCCCGACGCCATGTCCCGCGAGGAGGAGATCGAGGCTCTGGGCGTGGGTGAGGTTGTGGAAAAGGGCATGACCGGCTTTGCGCGTGACGAGCACGGGGCACCTATTGTGTTTGATTACCAGTTCAAGGGCATGCTCAAGGACGCTGTCGGTGGTTTGCGCAGGGTTCCTGGCACTGTTTCCAGCAAGATCAAAGCATATAAAAAAGAAATTGATTTGCTGATCTTTCCCCAACCCCGCAGAATTCGACTCAACTTGCCTCCCAAGGGTGTGATTGGCGATTGCCAGCGCCCGCTTCGAGCACAGACTCCCCAGGGAGAACGTATTGCATTGGCCCATTCTGAGACAGTGCCCGTTGGTACCAGCTGCGACGTTGATTTCTTTCTGAAATTAGACGATCTTGAAGAACTGGTGTATGAGGTTCTGGACTACGGTATGCTTCGCGGCTTCGGCCAGTGGCGCAACTCCGGCAAGGGCCGATTCATGTACCAGGTGCTCGATGATGACGGAAAGGTCATCGGCGGAAATTTTGACGCCACGCTGCTTGTCTCCTGACCCGCTTTGGAAAAGCTACGCAATGAGATGGAAAAGATAGAAATGCCTTGCTTAGGAGTAGCCATGACGTGCAAGGGTGCTGCTCCGATGAGAAAAGATGGGCTTTGGCATAGAAAAGCTTGGCCTTGAGACGATATGGACCTGATTGGCGCCGACACGATGCGATATGGAATTGCTTTGATAGGACAGGCCGTGGAAATGATTTGATTCGATTGGCATTGGAAGATATACGATTGGCATGGAAATGCACAGAAAAGGAGCGGCTTTGATTAGACTGGCAATGGCCACGAGTTGACACGACTTGCTGCGGATTAGCGACGCTCAGACAAGCGGAGGCCTTGCCCTGAGACGATGAGAAGCGCTATGGAACGGCAAAGAGATTCACCGAGATGGAAAAGAATAGAATAGCTTCGCAAAGGATTCGCATTGTAAAGAAATGGAGTTGTTTTTTACCGATGATTACCAAAACACCCATCCTCAACCGTGAACAATGGCTGGAGGAGAGGAAGAAAAGCGTCGGGGGCAGTGAGATCGGCGCGATCCTGGGGATGAACCCCTGGCAGAGCGCGTACTCCCTGTGGGCCGAGCGCACCGGGAAGGTGGCTGCATTTGAGGGCAACCTTCAGACCAAGGTGGGCACCTACCTGGAAGACCTGGTGGCCAAGCTCTTTGAAGAGGAGAGCGGTTTCAAGGTACAGCGTACCAATTTCATCTATCGCAACGACCTTTATCCTGCACTCCACGCCACGCCCGACCGACTGCTGGTCGGGCGCAAGGCTGGTCTGGAGTGCAAGACCACCAGCGCACTCAACGCAAAGAAGTTCAGAGATGCTGAATTTCCTGCACAGTATTACGCTCAGGCGGTACAGTATATGGCCGTCACAGGGCTGATGGAATGGTTCATCGCAGTGCTGGTGGGCAATAACGAGTTCCACATCTACCACCTGACCCGCATCAAGGATCAGCCCAAGACTGACTTTTGCGAGGCTTCCCTGTATATTGAGGAGGGAGAGATCAACACGCTTGCTGCTGCTGCGGAGGAATGGCTGCAACACGTGCGGGATGACACACCGCCCGCCATTGATGGATCGGACGCCAGCCGAGAAACCCTGATGACCATCTACCAGGAAGGCGTAGGAGGTACTGTAAACCTTTTCGGTCGGGAACGTATGCTGAAACGCTATGAGCAGCTCAAGGAGCAGATCAAGGCCCTGGAGGAGGAAAAGAAGCAGATTGAAAACACGATCTGCGCTGACCTCGGCGATAACTATGAGGGCCATACCGGCCAGTACACAGTGACGTGGAAACCTGTGAGCCGGACGGTGTTTGACACCAAGGCGTGCATCAAAGACCATCCTGAGATGGCCATATACCAGAGACTTTCCCTTTCCCGACAGTTCAGAGTGAGGTGAGAACATGCAGACGGAGCAGTACCAGGATGAGGCTTTCATTCATATCCGCCTGGGCGAATGTGAATTTGAAGTGAGAGGCCCGGCGGCATTCATCGAGCGTCAGGTGACGCAGTTCTACCACAATTCCGTAGCCATCAACGGTGGCAAGCATACCCGGCAGAAGAAGGAGGAAGAAATCGCATGACCATGACCAACATGATCCAGAAAAAGGCCGAAGAGCAGAAGGCCGTTGCCGTTGCCAAGCAGCCCAAGTCCCTCAAGGACTGGGTGCAGGCCATGATGCCCCAGATCGCCAAGGCGCTGCCCTCGGTGATCACCCCTGAGCGCTTTACCCGCATTGTCACCACAGCGCTCTCCACCAACCCCAAGCTGGCGGATTGCACCCGCGATTCCTTCCTCGGCTCCATGATGACGGCGGCGCAGCTGGGACTGGAGCCCAACACGCCCCTGGGCCAGGCATACCTGATTCCCCGCAAGAACGGCAAGACCGGCGTGACGGAGTGCACCTTCCAGCCTGGATACAAGGGCCTGATCGACCTGGCCTACCGCAGCGGCGAGGTGAGCACGGTGGGCGCTCAGGTGGTATACGCGAACGATGAGTTCTCCTACCAGCTGGGCCTTGATCCTGACCTGAAGCACAAGCCTGCGATGACTGATCGCGGCGAACCCATTGCCTTCTACGGCTTCTACAAGCTCAAGGACGGCGGCTTCGGTTTTGAGGTGATGTCGGTGGCTGACGTTCGCGCCCACGCGCAGAAGTTCTCCGAGTCCGTCAAGCGCGGCTATTCCTCCCCCTGGCAGACCAATTTCGAGGAGATGGCCAAGAAAACTGTACTCAAAAAGGCGCTCAAGTATGCGCCCATGAAGACCGATTTCGTTCGCGCTGTGGCCGCCGATGAATCGGTGGTCAACTACACCGACGAAGACTCCGAACCTATCATCATCCCGGTGGACGGCGATGTGATTGATCCCGACACCGGCGAAGTCATCAGCCGTGAGGAGGGCATGGATGGAGCAAAGACGGAAGCCTGAACAGGCCAGTGAGACCAGCGGAACAGGGGCAATCACTTGCCCCTTCTTCGTGGCTCACAGCGCTCATGAGATCCACTGTGAGGCATTCGTGGATGACGCCCGGCTGATCAATCGGTATCAGCGGGCATGCGACAAGCAGCGCCAGCTGCGCATCTTCTGCTCTGAGAACTTCAAGAGCTGCGAGATCTACAGGGCACTGATGCGGGATAAATACGGCGAGGAGGACGAGTAATGCATAGTAACAAGAATGGTGTGTTTGTCCCTTATGCGGTTTTCAATGGAATGGAGAAGTTAGATCATGAACAGATTGGGAGGCTTTTTGAAGCTATTATGCGCTATGGAAAAGACGGTAAAGATACTGACTTTGATGATCCGATGTGCGAAGTAGCTTGGAGTTTTATCCTCCCTATGCTTGACCCTCCTGCCGCATGGGGAGGCTGACCGTTAATGCCGAACCGCATTATCAAAGAGAGCATACGAACCAGCAAGTCGGTCAATGCCATGACCGACTTCCAATTCCGACTATGGATTTACCTGATCACCTATGTGGATGACTACGGGCGCGGGAGCGCAGACCCGGAGCTGCTGAAAGGACTCGTTTTCCCCCGCATGAAGAGAGTGCGGGAACAGGACATTGCCAGTGCGCTTGCAGAGTTGGCCGGTAAGGGAGCCATTCTCCTCTATGAAGTTGACGGAGAACCCCTCTTTTACTTCCCAAACTGGAGTGAGCACCAACGAATCCAGACAAAGCGCTCCAAGTTCCCAGACCCACCGGCTCACACTGATACTCACGCTCAACCACAGAAGGGAACTGAAATTCACTGTGAGTCACCGTGGCCCACCGTGAGCCACAGCTATAATCCAATCCAATCCGGATCTGAATCCGAATCTGAATCCGAAGTGGTAACGCGCACGCACGCGCGTTTCACCCCACCGACCGCAGACCAAGTATCCGCTTACGCCCAGGAAACAGGCCGATCCATCGACGCCCAGCGCTTTGTGGACTTCTACGCGGCCAAGGGCTGGAAGGTGGGCACAACGCCCATGAAGGACTGGAGGGCTGCTGTGCGCAACTGGTGCGCCCGCGACAGTGCTCCTGCGGCCAGGCAAGGCCCGAAGGTAACGGTGCACCAGCAGTACAACCAACGCGAGTACACGCACACTGATGACGCAGCAGATGCGCTGATGGGAGGTTTGCCATGAGCTGTATGACGTTCTTTGTCCCCGGTCGCCCGCGCGGCAAGGGTCGCCCGCGCTTCACTCGCACGGGCCATACCTACACGGACGAAGCTACCAGGGGCTATGAGGAACACATTCGCTGGCACTACAAGAGCCAGCCCCACGCGGTGCGCTTTGACGCGGGTACTGCCGTCTCCGTACACTGCAACGTATGTGTGCTGGTGCCCATATCATGGCCGCGCAAGAGGCGCGAGGAGGCCCTGATGGGCTGCGAGTACCCTCAGGCCAAGCCGGACATAGACAATGTGTTCAAGGCCGTCTTGGACGCGCTTAACGGCCTGGCGTGGGACGATGACAAGCAGGTAGCCGTCATTGTGGGCACCAAGCGCTTCGTGGAACGCGGTAATGAGGGCCTACAGATCACGCTGGAAGGTCTGGAGGGACGCAAGCTATGAATGATATGTGGTACCGGCAAGGCAATGTCTGGCGCTTCATCCCGGTCCCTGGCGTGACGGTGGCTGTTTTTATGGGGAGATGGACAGCTTTCCTGAACAATGCGCCCATGAAGGGCGTTCCGGCCAGCAAGAGCAGCGACCGGGTCAAGCGAGCCGTGTGGGAGTATTTCGACAAAAGAGTAAATTTGTGAGGAGGATGACCCGATGAAAGGATTCAAAGGTTTTGCGCACGGTCTGGTTTGCCGTGGCAAGCAGTACGCTGAAAACACTATCTTCGAAGAGCCGGATGCAGAGATTTGCAAGAGCGGCATGCACTTCTGTGAGAATCCCTTTGATGTGCTGGACTACTATGATCTGGTGAATGCTGATGGCAGCTTCAACGATTTTGCTGAAGTGGAAGCGCTGGATGAGGCGAAGACAGACGATCACAAGAAGTTCTGTACGACCAAACTGAGGATCGGTGCAAAACTGTCTTTCTCTGGATTCGTCAATGCCTGCGTGGATTTCATGCTGGAAAAGACGAAAGGCAAGAACGACAAAGATAAGATCGGCTCCTCGGGCGATGTCGCCAAGATCGGCTCCTCGGGTTCATGGGCGCAGATCTGCTCCTCGGGTGAAGGGGCCAGAATCGGCTCCTCGGGTTCATGGGCGCAGATCTGCTCCTCGGGTTCATGGGCGCAGATCGGCTCCTCGGGTGAAGGGGCCAGAATCGGCTCCTCGGGTTCATGGGCGCAGATCGGCTCCTCGGGTGAAGGGGCCAGAATCGGCTCCTCGG